GCTGTCTACAGGCACGTAGGAACAGTTGTATGCACCTACATTGCAGCGGTCTAGTGCAGGGCCAGCAGTCATCAATGCTCTCATGCTGGGCATGATGTCCTGATTCAATACTGCCTCTTCTAGCTCTGCACGTAAGTCTACGGGTAGAACATAACTCTTTGCAGAAGAACCTTGTCTGCCCATCTTAGATAGGTGATCTTCCATGTAGTCAAAGTATCGTTCTACTGTTTCGGCCCATGTCTCTCGCCGTTGTTCATCTTCTTTCCATCGTGCATACCGTGATAGCGCAATGAAGTTCTGGTAGTCTGTTGGTAGGTAATTGTTCATTCTTTATTCTCCATAACTGCTCTAACTGATTTGACTGTAATACCTTCTATATCGTGCATCAAGTCTAAAAACGCATCCTCTAATTCTTCGTCCACTCTCCCATCTGCAGGGATAGGATATTCTTCTTCATCAATATCAACTGAGATAAACATTTTAACTCTCATCACTAGCCACCACATCTTCTAGCAAAGTATTTAGATACCACTGTGCTTTTTGTAAGTCTTCTAGAGGTTTACCTTTATAATCAAAACGCCACAAATATTTCATAATATTACCTTGCAAGTAATACTTAAAGTTTGGCCCTAGTGCGGCTTGAATAGCAGCTATACACTCAATGCCTGATTGATTGTAGTGTGATGGACTATTTACCATATCAACATTGCCATATGCTTCTTTTGCTGCTTTTTCATTCTCTTCTACTTTTTCTAGCATTTCTTTCATGTATTCTTCATGCCGCATTACGCTCTTCCTTTCGTCCGACTGTTGAAAGATAACTTTACCACATTATCTCCTATCTCTTCAACCGTATGTCCTGACATATTTTCTTCTTCATCTTCAGATGACTCATCTATAAAATCCTCTATTTGTTTTATAACTTCTGGATGTTCCTCCATAAAAGCTACAGAACAAGCAACTATTTCTGCAAGATGCTGTAGATGAAGAAAACTTTGTTTGTCTAGAGGACTATACTTATCATAGGCAATACTAACTTCTAGTCCACCTGTCCAACAATCATCTTCATCTAAATCTGGTTTTAACTGTATGCTAAATGATGTAGGGTCTAATTTCATTACCATTTCTTATCTCCTTTTAACCTTTGTACCCGTAAACTTTATGAAGCTGGGGTGTTTGTTTTTGCCTTTTTCTTTCAACCAATCTTCTGGAATAATGCGATCATAATATAAGAAACCATACTTAATACACCACTCTGCATAGTTACTTTTTGCTCCCTTCCTTAACTTTGATCTACTATTAGTGAAAACAAACCGTATGTCAAGTTTAGGATGTTGTTTTTTAATTGCAATATGCTTACGTCTATCTGCTGCAAGAAACCTACCTTTTGTTTCAATTATTATTCCGTTATCTAAAATAAAATCTGGAGTGTAGGTGCGATAGGCTAGGTCTTCCCATTCAATTTTAATAGACTCATAACCGTAGTTCTGTTTGAGTTGATCAAGATAAATAGAAAGTTTATGTTCTAGTCCACTGCGATAGCCATGCTTCCTAGCTTGCTTGTTCGGCATTATATTCAATGTACTGCACCATCTTAGGAAACTTTGCTTTTGATTTAGCTTGAGGATGTTCTTGCAGGGTAGGCCAACAAGTATTCCTGAAGTCACAAAATGTGCAATGTTTATTCAGCACTTTGTTACCTGTTGCTACCTTTCTAAATGTCTCTTCCTCTGGTTCAAAGCAGCGAACAAACTCATCTTTCTCTACAGTTTTTACTGTTGCTTGTATCTTATCTACTTCTTTGTCTGTATCAATACCTTCAGCGGGTACATACTTAAACCTACCATTAGCTTTATTTACTACCCACCAGCCACCAGCACGTTTACCTGTTGCTTTAGCATAGCCAGCCAGTTGTCCAATATAGCCAAAGCCATCACCAGCAGCGAGGGTACTATATGACTCAAACTTATTACGATACGACCAATCAGATGCTGACTTGATGTCATCAACCGCACCGTCCATAACAATATCATATGTTCCATTAATCTCTGTGCCATCTTCCAGTTTAAGAACAACATTCTCTGCATCTCCATACTCAACTCCTGCTTCATCTAACAGACCCTTGAAGACAGCTTCAACGATGTCTCCAAGCATCATGTTCATTACAAAGTTATTAGGTTTAGGTTGCGCTGCCTCTGGCCTGTGCTTCTCAAACCATAGTTGGCAAGTTGGGCGTCCAACATTAGACATACGCAACCTAAACTCTCTCTTATCTCTCCCGCCGAATTGTCGCCGCAATGCGTCCATGATATCAGAGCCTATCTTCTGAATTACCTCCTCAGATATTGTTGATTTACCATTAGCTGCATTAGTCATGTACCTATGCAGTTTCATTTCGGCAGGATGATTCATTTTTCTTCTCCCTCTTCCAGTTCAATGTCAATGAAGTCTTCCACTATTTCCATGTCTTCATCAGGCATTTCTTCCTGACGCTTTGTGTTTTTAGTATCCCACTCTTTAAACACATAGTCATTTTTGTTTTTAATCCAATCCAAAAAATGTGACAATGTTTCATCATCTTCCTTAGTGTGTTCATAGTGTACACCCATATCTACTTTACATACAGGAGTATAATAACTGCTGTTATTATCCATTTCATGCTGTGTAGATTCTGTAAAGGTAATGGCATGATGGAATGGTGTACGCTGATGCCTAGCAAATGTACCCATACATTCTCCGACACTATTGAAGGCATCTTTGTTATCAATCTCCCAAACAAAAGGAGTCTCAAACTCATCCATAGGCTTACCAGATTGATCCATAGGATTTTCCATAGTGACAATACCAAACAGTACCCGTACACGTTTAATCTGACGGATCAGGTCTTGCATGTCTGCAGGTAATGCTTGAAAGTCCTCAATATAACCAGCGGTCTTTCCACAGTTAAACCTTCCAGTAGTATCCTTTAGGTCTTCCTTTAAAGTGTTTGACATAATAGTGCGCTGGAACTCGCCCTTCTTTTCATTAGGCTTTGGGTTTTTGTTTGCCACATAACGCTTCAACATAAATCTCTGCATGAAGGGACGCACACTAATTGTTTTGCTATATACATATTTAGATACGCTGCCTTCAATAACCTCTAGACGGAATACTCCACCATCAATTACTTCAACATTCTTTAGTTTTCCATTTATTTCGGCTTGACCCATAGTAGGATAATGCCATAGACGCAAACGATTGAGGGAATCAACTTTACTCCCTGTATTCATATCGTCAGTAATACCAACCATCTGCGCTATAGCGTCATAGTTACCACTACTCATTACTGTTAAGTCATTCATTCTTTCTGCTCCTTTCAGATTAAGATGCATAGTTATATCAGCTTACATCTTTAGTGTCAAGCCAATTATTTCCAATTTTTGCCTCTAAAAGCAAAGGCACATTTAGATTAATTCTAAACGTGGTATTTACGATACTGGTCAGATCATTGTTTACCATGCTAATAAGGTTAATGACCTGCCGTTCCTCGTCTGGGTGTATGTCAATCACAATTGAATCATGCACTGTGTTGACAATACAACTTTTCATATTACACAATAATGCATCAATATGCAAGAGGGTAAGTGGTACAATATCTGCTGTAGCAAACCCCTGCACAGGGTAATTTTTTATCTGTGTAAAGTAACTCACTGTACCGTTAGTCTTCCTAACTACATTAGGAAATGAGTATTGACGACCAGATGGTGCAGTTATTTTGTTCGTTGATAAAACTTCTTTAGCCAATCGGGAGTGCCAAGCGGCAATCCCTTTGTACTTCTTTGTGAAGTGTTCATAGTACGATGCCTCTGCTTGTGTGCGTCCGTACCCCGTTGCCCCGTAAAGGGGCGCAAAGGTGTGCGCTTTTGCAGTCTGGCGATCCGTAGGCTGACCAGCTTCGGTAATAACTTTAGCGGTGTATGCGTGTACATCAAATCCAGTAGATACTTCTTCAATTGCAACTCCATCCTGTGATAAAAATGCAGCAGCCCTAAACTCTAGCTGTGCAAAGTCTGCTTCCATAATTTTGCCACCTTCCCACCGTGATATAAACACTTTTTTGACAGGGAATGTGCCACCTCTTGGCATGTTCTGCATATTAGGGTCAGCACCACTAAACCTACCAGTGGCAGTGCGATGCTGTAGCAAGCGAACATGCAACTTGCCATCCTCTTTCGTATAGTTCTCAATGCCATCAACAAAGGATGACAAGTAAGTATCTAAAGCACTTAGACGTTTTACCTTACTCAAGAAACTCGTAGCATCTTCCATGCCACGCTGTCTAGCAAAACCTTCTAGTATTTCTAGATTTGTCTTGCTTGTAGTAAAGCCATGTGCGCTTATCCACTTTGCATCTGGTGCAGAGAAACGCAGTCCAGCTAATTCTTTTGTATTGACAAACAAAAAGCCAACCCCATTACAATCCTGACACTTGGATGGCTTTGACCAATTACTACCGTCTACCTTCTTTTTATAATATGTGCCACGACCATAGCAGTTAGGGCATTGCTTTGCCCTTGTCTTGTAAACAGGCTCTGAATGTATTGACACCATCTCTTTATAGGATGTCTTGCTCATGTACTTATCAAAGTTGTTCTGCCACATAGATTTGTCAACAGGCTTTCTACTGTAGATTACCTGAGATAATTGCTCTGGACTATTAAGATTAATAGGTGTGTCTCCCATTATCTCTGTTACTTGACGCTGTAGACTGTCAATAAGTTGACGCTTCTCCTGCTCAAACTCTTGACGCACACTGTCCAATGCAGATAAATCAACTTTAAACCCACGCTGATATATGCGTGAGAGACAAACTGCAACTTTATTTGTAAGTATCACTGTTTCCATAAGACCCGAATCTTCTGGTGTATTAAGACGGTAATACAACTTGTCAGACAACTGCTGTGTGGCAATTAGGTCAGCCGTTAGATATTCCGACAACTCATCAAATGGTATATCTTTAGTTGTGTATCCTTTCTTAAAGTATTCTTTTAGTGTGTCTTGTTTCTTTGTATCCAAGTCATAACGATTAGCACACATCTCAAGAGACAGCGGTTCTTTCTGTCCTCGTTGCAGAACATACTCTGCCAGCATTGTATCAAATACAGGACCGTCATATGTGAAGCCAGACTCCCACAGCCACAGCAAGTCGTGTGCTGCATTGTGCATGATGAGGATAGTAGTGTTGTCAAGCCAATCCTGCACTAGTTCTTTTCCAAATCCAGTGGCTGGTTCTTCGCTATGATCAAATGTGACAATGGCTTTATTACCTGTATCACTAAGCATACCCACCATAGTCAATGAATTTTCTGGCTCAAAGGGATCAAGGTGTAGCTTACCGTTTCTGGTAACTGTAGTGTTTTCTACATCAAGTGTTAGTTTCATTTATCTTCTCCTTATGATCTTGTAGATATCTAACTGCATTCATAACAGTTGTCAAGTTATCCCTGAACCCACCAAGACCGTCATTACAATGTTTACATATATAACCGCGAAATGTGTTCGTATCATGGCAGTGATCAAGCACCCACGTGCCTAGTAGCTTCTGCCCATATTTATTTACTTCATCAATAGTTCTATGACATATGGGGCATTGATAACTAGCCCCCTGTGGATACATATTACGTTTTCTTAAATCAGAGATTACCTTTCTGTGTCCTGATTGACAGGAACGGCAGGTTCTTTTTATTTCTGCATCTCCTGTTTTTGTGTAGGACATCTGCTGAAAGTTTGTAACAGGCTGCCTGATATCACATTTGATACAAACAAGCCCGTCCTCACATACCTTTTCAATCTCTTCTGTAAAGAAGTCTAATTGAGTCATGCTGTATATCTTCCAGTGCGATAATCTAACTCACAAGTAACTACACCATGCCAACCTGACAGCTTATTCTTTACCACATTAATGTGACGCTGTAGGTCTTCTACGTTTGGATCATCTTCCTGCCTCATTGGATTCTTCGCAATAAGAAGCATAAGGTCAGCCTCTGCTGCCTTACCCGTCCTACTGCCCTCCATCATACTCTGATTAAGTAGTACCTTACCCTCTGCTTCTGCAGATAGCTGTGACATGTAGAACATAGCACAGTTGTATTGCTTGGCAATCATACGGGCATGGATGGCATTGGCCTTTAAAGCCTCGTCAGGACGTGCAAATCCACCCTGCCGTGCAAACTTATCTCCCATGTCTAGAAGTACTACATCAGGCTTATAGGTCTTGCAAACAGACTCTACCCACGACATGTCACGTCCTGTAGCATCCTTAATCTTAATACGCTCCTTGACAGGGGAATAAAGGTCACGTGCCTTGGCTGGATTGTTCTTGATCTGCCTCATAGTCATGCCAGTTGCAGCAGTCAGGTATCTTGCACCAACACGATGACTACCCTCTTCGTTACACAAAATAATACAGTTAGCACCTTGTGATGCTAAACCCTGTGGTGATGCAATAAGGCTGGCATGAAAGGATGTCTTGCCAGTGTTAGGACGCGCTCCAATCTCAATCAAGTGACCAGCATTGATGCCCTCAACCTGACGACCTAGTGTGGGTATGTTGAATGTCCAACGTGCCTCAAGATCGTTTTTAGCAAGTAATGTGTCAATGTCCATGTCATCCCACTCCACATTTAAATCAGGTAAAAAGTTATCATTATATTGCTCAAGCAGTTTACGCAATGACTCTAGGCTGGCCTGTGTGCCATTTACATATTCAAACCCTAACTCTGCAATGTCTGTACCAACCACTGACTGAAACAGTTTAGATAATACTTCCTGTGCCACGTCACTGCCAAGTGGATGCTCCTTCTTTATCTGATTAAACAGGTGCTGAAAGGATTGCTTCTGCGCTGTGGTCATAGTGGGGTTGTCGGATAGGAACAGTGCCTCAATCTCCTCTGGCACGACAGACCGACCATACTTGTCCATTGCATTATCAATGGCTTTCTTGATCTTACGGTTGTCTGTGCCAAATAGACGATCAGGACATTTGGCTCCACGATGATTGTCGTAGAACTCCTTGTCCATTAAACTTCTTAGTATTGATAACTCCATTTGGTTTTCTCCTATATATCTTGGAAGGCAAGAAGCCGTTCCATGTCATCGGGGTTTTGGTATTTAATATCATCATTAAGGCGTAGCACCTTAACGTCATTAACGTATCCACTCAACTCTTTTTTGAACTGTAGCGTTTTTGGTAGAGCATCGGGGTCTAATGCCATAACGGCTGTTGAGAACTGCGCCAGATACCTTTTATGCGATTCAGACAAAGACGTGCCTAATATCGCAACCCCGACAAAAGAACCGTACTCACCAACAACGGCTGCACTAACACAGTCCTCAACAACAACTGCGACTTTACCACAACCAGATACATATGGCAAGCCACTATTTCCATATCTTTTCCATTTAGGTAATCTTTTACCTAGCGCACGACCTGTAGCGTCCACAGCCAAGCCTTCATGTACAACAGGAAACACAACCCTGTCTTCCCTTACATCGTACATCAGACCTAATTCGTCACCATCAATGCCCCATTTGGCACACCATCTGTTCATGTACAAGCCACCACTACGATTTACCACATATTCTGGCATTTCAAATGTCCCAACTTGGGACACTTCCTGATCACCATACATCTTACGTAAATCATCAGCAGTAACTTTAGCACGAGTATTACCACTCACACTACAAGAAGCCTTATAACAATTCCACAATAGCTTACCCATATTATTTGTAGCAGTAAATGTTTTATACGAACTACAAACAGGACAATTAATCCTACGAGATTCACCAACAGGTATATCTAAATCTTCTACATAACTTTTAATATTCATTATTATTCTCCTCATATATATATATATGTATTATATATAGGTCCATTTGGCAATCACGATGTTTAAATATCATGTTTTTTACGAGTCGTCAAGGCTAAATCTGCACTAGCAAAAGTATTTTTCATGTAGGGCTTAACTGACTGTGGGTTAGCATGTCCTGTAACCGACATAATATTGCCCATAGATACCCCAGCCTCAACCATTTCGGTTGTGCCTGTACGCCTAAGATCAGACAGCCGTAGTGATTCAGGTAGTCCTGCATCCCTCATTACCCTACGTGCTACTTTGGGTAGTCTGTATATTGTATAAGGGTGATACACACCCCTAATAGGCTCTGTCATAGGTGCGACATACTCTTGAAAACCAAAGTCTTGTTTCTGCTCAATCAACATCTCATTTAATTCTTGCTCAATCGGCAAAAATACCTCTGCTTTACGTTTAGACTGCCTGATATGTACTCTGCAAGCATCTAAATCTAAGCTATCCCATGTCAACATACGCATATCACCAAGCCTCTGACACCATTCATATGCCATCTGTGCAATAATACCCACGTTACGGGTGCTAAAATCGCCATAGGCCGTGTCTAAGAAGGATTGCACCTGTTCCCTACTCCAGACAGTGCTACGGACGCTCACAGAGCGTTTCTTGACCGATATAAATGGGTTTATAAGTAACATTTCCATGTGCAGACCATGATTAAACAGTATGCGAGAGGCAGACAAGATATGATTAGCAAAATGAATGCCTCTCTCACACCATTGGTTGTATGACAGCTTTGCCATTCGGGATGACACTTTGTCACAGTGCCTTTCCCGAATAGTTTTGCCCTCAACTACAGTATTTAGCATAACACTAATGTGATATTGATACTCTTTCTTAGTTTCATCTCTTAGAGCATTGAAATCATAAGAATTATAGTAGTCATCTACCACTTGCTGTAGTTTATAACGCATTGTTATGCCGCCACCAGTTGACGGAACTGTGGTGAACTAGTCCACTTTGCTACTTTCTGCTCTCGTTCCCACATGTTTTTTGCTTGTGTATCATTGCCAGTTTTTCTCAAAGCAAAGCCGTTGTCCTCACCCTCATGACTAGAGAAGTTAGTAAAAGCAGAATATAAAGCCCACACATTCTGACCACGAATAGATGCCTCATAGTTATATAAGCTAAACATACTTTCAGCACTACGCTTTGCCATGATGCTTTCAAGCATATCCTTGACTGAAGAAGCCATTAGCTTTTTCTCTGCCCACTTCTGATAATTATTAGCTGACTCATTGAAGTCAGACACTGTATCTTTTAGTTCTCTGATAAACCGCTCTAAAACAAAGTTAGATGAGTTTTTCCGCTTAACCTGATCAAAGTCACCCGTGATCATTCCATTTGTGCAGTAGAAATCAATGGAACCAAAGTACACCTGATTAGAACAAGTGCCGTTAAGGCCATGCAAAGCAATCAAGCGTGGTGCAATTGTTGTTGTGTGTTCGTCAGACTTAATCTTGCGTAGTACATTAGGCATAACCATGTCCATCAAAACCCAAGCGTTGTTATGTGCAGTCTTGAACTTAATGTTCATGTTATTGCAAAACTCCATCCCAAAGTGATTAGATATACCGTTATGCACTTCAGTAAAATATTCACCATGTGATTTTTTTGGGAAACCTGTACCCACAATGCCAAGATATTCACCCGTGTTGCCATTTACGACATACTTGGACTTGTCAAACTTAGTAGGCTCATGGATAACTGGAAAGTTAATGTGATCAGGAACGATCTCTTCTGCTGTAAAATCTAAAGGCATTTTTTATTCTCCTCTCAATGTATCAACTTGATACGGTTAACGCCCATAAGGGCAAGGGATACTGTGTTATATAATAATACACAGCTTAAGTCAAGTGTTAATCCCATCTATAAAAGATGTGTTCTCCTATTTGTACAATACGAGTTTTACTTTCTGCCCACTCAGGCAGTACATAGATAGCGTGGTAGTGTGTAGCACCCTCCACAAAGTCATCTAGGTTGCCATAGTATACACCGTGAGCAATCATAAGAGCCTTGTCATAGGCTACCTGATCTGTTGTGTTATCTGATTTACCGTCACAGTACCAGCTAAACTGGCAACGATGACGCACAGGGTAGTGTTCAGCCCATGTGTAGGTTGGACCCTGCATCACCACGTCACATGTTGTGTCGGGATACCTGTCATCACGTACTCTGTTCATTACCACTTGGGCTACCGCAACCTGCCCAATGAAGGGCTGGTCACGGGCCTCATGGTACACGTTGAGTGCTAGGCAAACAAGTGCTTCAGCAATCATCTTTCACGTCCTCTGAAAGTACCCAATCTGAGTAATACATTCTTCTTCCCTTTTCATCCAATTTTGGTGAAAACTCAAACATATTATGCAGTATACACACAGCATTGTCTAGTTTACGTTGACAAGCCCCGTCATAGTCACGACACTCATCTAGGTGTTGTATAACATACTGCAGGTCATTGTGTAAATCCAATAGTTCTCTGCGATCATTTGCTTTAATTGATCTAACTGCCATTTTACTTCTCCTCTACAAGTTTGGTCAGTAGTTCCTCAATCCTGCCCATAAGGGTATTGATTGTAGTCGCAATGTCTCCTGTGTCGGTAGGTTGCATACGTGATTCTAGTTGTCTCACCTCCTCAACCAAGGCGAGAATGTGTTGTTTATATGTCTCTCTGTACATTTTCTAAGTCCTTTCTTATATCATGTGCCTTATCCTCTAGCAGATAAACAATTTCATCTGCAAAGTCATCATCAGTACTTTTAAACCAATCAGCCCAGTGTTCTAGGGATTTTACAAATGCCAACTGATTTTCCTCTTTCTTTTGTTTGAGGTGTATATTCCACGAAGACATATTGTCACTGTCCCACACTACATGAACAGCATCTTCATGTGCTGCGTCATAGTCGTTACCCTC